GCCGGAGAAGATTGTACGATATATGACATCTCAGATATCCCCAATGATCCGGATCAGAAGTATTATTTTAAGAACTACTATTATAAAGATGGAGTTCTTGAGCTTAAATATACTCTTGAAACTTATGAGGTTGAGAAAGAGATCGATCGGCTGAAAAAAGAACTCTCTGACTCCGACTACATTGTGATTAAATCCTACGAGGCAACAATGATCGGACAACCGGTAGAGTACAACATGGGCGAAATACATGTTTCCCGACAAGAGTTACGGGATAAGATAAATGAGTTAGAAGAATTATTAAATCAAGAAGGAGGTGTGAAGTGAACATAGAATTAACGGACATAATAACAATCGTCGGAACGATGGGTGGATTCGAAGCAGTGAAATGGATTATCGGTTTCTATACGAACCGAAAGACAAATGCACGTATCGAGGATGCCCATGCAGATGTGGAGGAATTCAAGGCTTTACGTGAGTATAACGAGTTCCTGCAAAAACAGCTGTCAGAAAAAGAAGAACGCTTTGTAGAACAAACCGGAAGGCTTCGACAGGTACAGGATGAGCTTTTTACTTTGAAAGAGAGCTATTCGGATGTCAAGCTGGAACTTGCTTTGAAACGATGTGAACGTAAGAAGTGTGGCGATCGTGAACCGCAGAACGGTTATTAATGAAGGAGGATAAAAATGAAGAAAGAATTACCCAGAGGATTAAGAAACAATAACCCCGGAAACATCCGTATCAATAATGATCTGTTTCAGGGGGAGATTAGGCCGAGCAAAGACAAGTCTTTTAAGCAGTTCGAATCAATGGCGCACGGCTATCGGGCTATATTCAAGATATTGCGAAGCTACTATAATAACTATCACCTTGACACCATTCGCAAGATGATTACCCGTTGGGCACCACAGAAAGAGAACCATACGGAAAAGTACATCCGGTTTGTATCTGGTTACGCCGGTATCCCTGCCGATGATCCGATTAATGTAAATAATCGGGAACAGATGATTCGGATAGTGGCAGGTATGAGCCGTATGGAGAATGGGAAAGATGCTGAGATGTCGGATGTTATTGCCGGGTGGAATCTGCTATGAAATCTTGGCGTATCATTTGTGTGCTGTTGCTTTGTACTGCCTGTTTCTTTGTCGGCAGGCGTACAAGGCAACCTGTTGCTTGTGGCGTAATCCGGGCAGATACGATAACCATTCGAGACACGTTACGCGATTCGGTTCCCTATCCGATATACGAAACCCTTATAAGGGAAGTTCCGGAGCCTTTCCCGGTTTACATAACCCGGCAAGGCGATACGGTCCACGATACGATATATATTCCTGTTCCTATTTCCCAAAAAGAATATGCTACGGACAACTATCGTGCATGGGTTAGCGGTTATAACGCTGCCTTGGATAGCATAGATGTGTTCCCAAAGACTGCTTACATAACGAAAAAGGTTCCGGTTCGTAAGTGGGGGTTGGGACTCATTGGTGGATATGGTATCGGTCAATCTGGCTTATCTCCTTATATAGGCATTGGGGGATATTATAGGATTTGGTAACATTAATGGTTCATTGTTATTTGGATGGCTGTTTTTTGATGATAATCCAAATAAAATTCATTACCTTGCAAAACTTAATTCATAAAATAGAAAACAAAAATGAACGATACTCAATTTGAACTGGCTCTTATAGAGAGAAAAGTAGATAATAGCCCGGTGCAACAAAGATTATTGGATGGTTATGTGAATGCTACTGCACTTTGTAAGGCGGCGGGCAAAAATTTTGCTGATTACAAAAGATTAAAAGGTACAGATGATTTTTTGAAAGAGCTTAGTTCCGATGTGGGAATTCCCATAACGGAACTAATACAGACAATTACAGGTGGAATACCTCAAGCACAAGGTACTTGGGTACATCCACAAGTAGCAATAAATTTAGCTCAATGGGCTTCTCCCAAATTTGCGGTATTGGTTTCCAAATGGGTATTTGAATGGATGAATGGAAATATTCCGAAAGCTAAAAGCTTACCATATCATTTGCAACGGTATATGATGAATAGGACTCAGATTCCACCTACACATTTTTCCATATTCAATGAGATTGTATATAATCTGATAGCTCCATTGGAGGATCGAGGCTACCAGCTTCCAGATAGTATGGTTCCTGATATATCGGAAGGTCGTATGTTTGCAAGCTGGGTAAGAAATGTTAAGAAATTGGAGCCTAACGATTTTCCAACCTATACCCATACATATCCCGATGGAAGGAGTATCCCGAATGTGAAATTGTATCCTAATTTCTTGCTTGGAGACTTTCGGGATCATTTTCATAATGAGTGGTTGATAAAGAACTCATATAAATATTTTAAAGAACGGGATAGTAATGCTCTTCCTTATTTGCAGGAAATGGTTGCGGCTTTACCTGAATCCCAAAAGACACAAGCTTTGTTACAATGGAAAAAATCTAAGAAATAGAAATTTTTCGATTAATTTGGTTTGTCGCCGAATGTTGAGGTTGATAGATTTTATATAATATGGTTTATTATAAATTTACATTTTTATTCGTAAATGAGTCAAGTTCCTTTTAGAAGAATAGTTGTTTTGATAAAAGGTTTTTCAAAAACAGCATATGAATATCAATTAGACTGTTCCTATTTGTCAAAATATATCGAATATTTTAAAAGTATTGCGGGCGGTGCTTTTGAAGACAATGAGATATTGGAAATAAAGAAATGTTCTGTTGATATGCTAAAAAAAATGATGGTTGAAATAAGAGTAGATTTTGCTGTAATTGTGTATGTTGGTCATGGTGCAACGCAAGATAACTATCAATTATTTCAATTATCAGAAAATGAGATTATAAAACCGGGGCAATTTGTTTCTATTTCAGAAAAGGTATTGGTAATATTAGAAAGTTGTCGATGTAAGATCAATGGTATAAATGCTATTGATCTTACTGATAAAATTCCTAACTTTAGAGATGGTGGAATTGTAAGACGTAAAATTTCAAGAGAAGAGTCAAGGCATAGATATATAGGACAAATAAAAAAATGTCATATAGGTTTAGTTGTTTGTTTTGCATGTTCAGAAGACGAAGAGGCTTTAGATTATATATTTACGACCGAATTGTTAGAACACGCAATGAATTGGTATTCAAATAGAGAAAATTATAATCCAGTATTGTCTATTGTTGATGTGATGAAGTATATATCTATTTCGTTAAGTATATTTAAGCCTGATATTAAACAGCATCCAGTATTTGTTGGAGTAGAACAATTCCCTTTTGTAATCAGTCGATATTAGTGGAAATATAGGCAATATAAAAATTACCAATTCTACTGTAGGGTTGATTTGTGATTTTGTTTTTCAGTCTTTAAAGTGCTATGCCGGACTTAATCTGGCATAGCACAAATTTAACATCATCGTCAAAACAACAGCTTCCCCTCCTTCTTCTCCACCACCGCCTTGAAAACACTTTTGTAGGTCTCATACAACTCCTTCCGGTTTTCCGGTCCCGGCCAATCCGCGAAAGATTCTCCGGCGAAGAACTTCCAAGCGAAGATCCGTTTGGCTTTTTCGGACAATCCCAACTGGTCGATCAGGTTCCGGATATCTTGCATACGTTCCCGGATATACTCGGAACGGTCCGGGCTGTCGTCGGGTTCGTCGATGATGTTCAGCCGTCGCCAATCCACATTCTCATCTACCGGGATAGGCTTGTATTTATGCCGGTAGGGAGACGTGTCCGAGGTAACGTTCAGCTTTATCATTTGCAGGATATAGAAGTCCAGTTCGGTATATTTGCCTTGCTTGGCTCCCATAAGCCGGGAGAGGTGCTCCGGTGGCTTTTGGAGCAACATGCACATTACCTCGTTCAATACGTCAATAGCTTCGTCTGTCATTCCGGCAAGCGAACAATGATACTTAGCGTAATCCAGCCACCTGTCGTAACGTTTCTCAATATATTTATTCAATGCCTCACTTGCCATGTTGTCGTTATTTAATATATTTGTTTTTGCTTATGAGAGGGTGGCGCTGTGAGGCGCTGCCTTTCTTTATCTAAGATGTTGGAAATAGTTGTTCCATTCTTTTTTAGCCAATCGAGGGGTGAATGAGAATAGATATCCTAGTGATTTTAGGATAATTCCTGCGATAAGAAACAATCCACCTATACATATTGAAATAAGAAAGGGAACAGTGAGTAATATTGCTATGATTTTTATATTTGCTTTCATGTTTATTCTTCCTCTTCATTAGTTTCAAAAAGATTCGCCATCATATCGACAATGTTCGTCTGGATATTATCTTCAGCCCCCAATACGGCATTACTGATATGTTTCTTTTCTTCAATGATCCGGTAGAGCTTCTGATCGATCGTCCGGCGGCCGAGTAGGTAATAGCAGTTCACCGAGTCTTTCTGTCCGATACGATGTGCCCGGCTTTCAGCCTGGTCGCATTCGGCATACGTCCAGGGAAGTTCGATGAATGCGACGTCACTGGCAGCCGTGAGTGTAATACCGGCACTAGCCGCTTTGATGGAACAGATGATAACGTCCGTCTTCGGGTTCTTCTGGAAGGCATCAACAGAAGCCTGCTTCTCTTGCATGTTCTGTCTTCCGGTTACGCAGACAGCAGAAGGAAAAGCTACCATCAAGCGGTCTACAATTTCATGCAGGTTACAAAACAGAATGATCTTTTTGCCATTCTCCTGAAAGTCCTTCACGAAGTCGATCACCTCTTTCAGTTTGCCACGTGCCGTAATATCTTTCAGAATACCAATACGGACCATCACTTCCCCTTTCAGTGACTTTTGGATTTTTTCATCATCCGCTTCCTTGTAGCGTTTCAGGTAGTCAATCAAGTCGCGTTCGGCATCCATGTATTCTTTTCGGTTCGTGATTTCACAGGAAACGATCTGACGGACTTTATCCGGTAGCTGGGTGAGTACTTTCGATTTTTCCCTGCGGAAGAAACAGTGTTTCCAAAGCTTGTAGTTTAGCTCTTTCAGATTGCTCGCCTGGTTGGGACCGGAACAGTACCGAAGCATGAAGCCTTTCCATCCGCCCATATCGATCATGCGGTCCATGATACCCAATTGCGCAACCAGATCCTTTGGCTTGTTGACAACAGGTGTTCCGGTCAGCAAGATGATATATTCTTTTCCGGATGCAATGCCTTTGCAAAACTTGGTCTGTTGGGTGGCCGTTGATTTGACTTTATGCGATTCGTCGATTATCACGGACTTGAACAGTTTGATCGTATTGTGAAATTCGACATCTTTCAACGTCCATTTTTCCGTTTTCGTGATTCGCCGAACAAAGTATTTTCGTAGGCTTTCGTAGTTTACGATAAAAACTTGGTTCATGCTGGTCTGCCAGTAGAAAGGCCAGCTATCGCGGACGGAATCGGTCAATACCATTGCTTTTTTGTCTGTAAACTTATGCCATTCCCTTTGCCAATTGATTTTGACAACATTCGGACAGATAACCAAACAGGGGAAGGCATCAGCTTTGTTGATGGTAGCGATACTCTCCAGCGTATTGTGCGTTACGATATAATTGTTTGTCAGGTACAAATGATCCGGAGCGGTCACGCTTATACATACGGAATCTTCCTCCCTGACATATTCGATGGATGAGATATACCGTGAACAATAGTTTGTTTTTTTTATATCCCACTCGGCAGCTTTCCGTTCGAGATAGAACGGACAAACCTTGATTCTTACGTTTACTTGAAACTCCACGCTTTTGCCTTCATTTCGCCTGTCGTACCTGCGTATGATCGCCTGTCCTCCAAGTGAGCGTACCAAAAGGGCAATGTCACGTGCCATGCCGTAGGAAAGGGTGCTGTAGGTGATTCTGTTTTTCTTCCCTGACCCATCCGTATCCATCAAACCGTGCAAGAGGTCGATGCGTTGCTCCACCGATCCGTGCATATATTCGTATGGTATGAATTTCTTGACACTTGGTTTGTCGGCTTTGAGTCGTTTAATCTCTTGGTAAAACCTATTTTCGTGGACTGTCGGATTTTTTGTGATGTTGTATCGCGGGCATGTGGCGTAATCGTCCCGTACCAACAGCATGTCGTTGGGTAAAAGTTTTCTTACCCTGTCGGCAATAGCCGCATCCATATCAGGCGTAGAGAAAGACAGTTTTCCGTTGCCACCGCAAAGATGGCCGTCTCCCAAGAGTACCCCCATGATGTAAGGATGGATGATGTATAATCTCTCCTTATACTTCACAGGTTCACACATTGGGATTTCCCATTTCCGTCTTGTATGGTTATGACCAAGACCTTTCAGGTTGTAGGTTACGCCGGAGTCCATGATCTCCTGTGTCGTCTTGGTGATCCATCCTTTTCCCTTTCTTCTACGGTTGACATCCCGGACACACCATAGATGTTCCGGCCCGCATTCACAGGATACGCCGTCTGAGAACGTGACTTTGAACACGCGGCGTTCTTTTTGCGGGTACACACCGCTTACGGCATATACATTTCCGTCCCTACCAAATATCTCGTCCCCAATTTGTAACTCTCCAATCCTCCTAAAGCTGTTTGGAGTAGCCACGTAACTACTGACTGGTTGTTGTTTACCAAGTCCCATATCGTCCCCATTGATAAACCGTTTCAGTTGCAACCCTCGTGCGATTCCTTGTAACTGGTAGGGATAAGGCTGTATTTTCAGTCCATGATCTCCGTCCAGTTCCGGCATTTCCGGTATTTGAAAAGCAACATCTTCCTCTGCTTGAACAGTAGAAGCAGTACCCCATTGTACCGGTTCAAAATGGCGGACGTAATAAGTAAATTGGTCCAATTCCGCTTTGCATCTGTTGGTTGCCGGAATCATCCATGCGCCTGTTTGTTTGTCCCACCAGCGGATGGAAACAGAGCTTTTCAGCTTGTCTACAACCTGCTGGCGGTATCTATCAAACGTCACCGCATAACATTGTCCTTTTTCTGTATTTTGCAGTGTAATTGTCATAGTGGTAGGTGTTATGCAAATTCGTCAAATGCTTTTATTTCTTCGGCGACATCTTCCATTTCTGCTTTTTTCTTGCGGCCGCGTTTCTTCGGCTTCGGTTCAGCTTCTCCGGTAATGTCAGATTCTTCGGGAACATCGAAATCGAACGATTCTTGTTTGATTCCATATTTTCCGCCGAACAGATAAGCATCCACTTCGTAGTCAAGTCGGTTGATCGTCTGTCTTAAAGCGTCCCCATACGGATATCCTTCGCCGGATTCGTCTTCGAATTTTGTAAACGGGACGGAAAGGTTAAGAACTTGTCCGCTCTTCAACAGTTTTTGTGCCTGGATGGAAACACCGGCTGATTCGTCTGATCCACCTTTGCTGTACCCCGTGATAACGATGTTCTTCAGCTTCTCGTTCAGGTCATCATCCGAAGGGTTTTCGATATTCACGACCCCAGCTTCCTTCATTTCGCAAATTTTGACGGCATGGGGCTTTAACAGGCTCATGGCATACAATAGGTCCGGATGGACGAATTGTTGGGATGATTTGGTTACTTCGTTCTTGTAATTTGCTTCTACAAATCGTTCTGTGTAGTCAGCTGTTATCTGGTTGTTTTTAAGCTTGACTTTTTGAATCTCATACACAGGTTGTTCTTTTACTAATTCTTCCATGTTCATTTAAAATTTAGGATTGTTATAACTCTGAGGCGCTAAGGCCATTTCTGCTTTTGCTTTACTGATAAGGGTACGACACCAATCTAATTGATGTGTCGCGGTACGGTTCAAACGCTCACACCAATCGACGAGATATTGCTCTTCTTTGCATAAGCTATCAATGATCGCATTTACGGCTTTGGATGTAGCACCTGCCCGGCTAGCTGTTTCTCGGAGCGTATCGAACACTTCGGACTTCTTTTTCCCATTCAGGTAATATTTAGCATCGGCAAGCAGCTTCCCGCTCCGGGCAATATAAACGGCTAGATCATTTCCGCGGAGAACAGCTTCCTGTACATCTTCGCTCATAGTGATATTCAGATAAGAGTCGATTGCTGCTAATTCTTTGGCAATACTCTCAATTGGTGTAATATTCAGATTCATTCTGTTTATTTTAAGATATACTCATGGTTGCAACCGGTACAATGGAGGACAGGAAAGCATTCTCCTTTAATAGTTGTCTGGTATTTCTTTATTACCATTGGTGCTCCGCATTCCGGGCACTTAGTCGATAATATCCGGAAGAACCAGGAGGTGATCTGTTTAAAAAACTTTTTCATATCTTATTCAATTAGCATCCACCAGCGGAAAGCCAGTTCATCATATTTTTCTTTACCTTTCAGATAGATAGGATCATCGCGCTTGATGAAGACCTTAAATATCTTTTGGTTCTTTTTAGAGATCCCGTAAATGAAATCTTGCCGGCTTCCGGCGATATCCATGTACCAGGCACGAGAACGGTCCCAATCGAAGAAGTCCACAGCTTCGTCGAACTGTTTTTGAGATTGGGCGAAAGTAGTTTTCAAGTCTCCACCAAAACCGAATGTTGGTAACCACCAGTCCCATTTACAGCGAGTATCGAGTGTATACTCGAAATTCCCATATTGAAAGACCTGTTTTTTGTTTACCATGAATCGCTGCGTCTCTGCCTTTGTCAGTACTTGTGCCAGGAACGGATCCCGGCGTGCTTCCATCCGGAGCGATTTGATCATAGCCAGAGCCAGCTCCCAATCTTCGCCGGAATACAATACATCGTCCACCATCCGCTTGTCATACCGTACCCGTTCCTGCTCCGTCAGCATTGCATCAACCAGACTGCCAAATTTGAAAGCCTTTTCCTTATCCCCGTATTGTGTACGGGGATAGAGGAGGTTTTTTAGTTCTGTCAGGTCTGAGTTGCTGACTTCAGACCGGCTGTAATACGTGTCTTGCATCTTCTTCCTGTTGTTCTAGGTAGTCTAATACTAGTTTGTCGAACTCGAATGTGGCTGTGTTAGCAATCATCCAGCGTAGCCATTTCCGACCCTCTGAGGTTTCAATGATCGACTTCAGCCGGGCTGGATTACTCCGGTACTTACCGAAGTTGATCCAGCTTGTGAGATAAAATTTCTTTCCCATTTTATTTAGCTGTTACGTCATCAATGTATTTCACAAAGGCAGATTTGATCTCTTCACCATCTTTGTTCACAACTTTCTCGCAGTAGGTGATCATCTTCTTATGTACCTTCTCTAGGTCCTCCATCGACATGTTAATACCTTCGCGAGTGAACCACATCTGGTATACCTGAAGGAAACCCTGCGGGTTGGTAATCTGTATTTTCTTTTTAACTTTTGCCTTTGTCGGAGTAGAAGGCATGCTGGCAGCAGAGAAATCAAATGCAGCCTGTACTTCGGCTGCCGCTTTTTCAGCTTCAGCCTTTGCTTTGGCTTCTGCCTCTCGGCGCTTGCGTTCTTCTTCCTGTTTACGGAGTTGTTCCTGTTGTTCTTTCCTGCGTTGCTCTTCCTGACGAGCAGCTTCTACCGCATTTGTTCGGCGTAATTCTTCCTGTTCTTCCAACTGTTTTCGAAGAGAGGGAAGGCGATCGATCAGGGACTGTTTCAAATCCTCCAATTCGAAAGAATAACGCTTTGTGTATTCAACTTTTTTAATGGATGCTAATTCGTTTTTTATGCCTGTTCGGGTGGCCGCGTCCATGTAAAAGGTTTGGAAAGTATCTTTTACGTTATTGGCGAAATCGGTCCAATTGAAAGTCACATTAGCTTCTTTGATTTGTCTGCAAACGTCATTGTAAGATGCTAACGTTGCATGATCATACATTCCACTCAGGGCTTTGATATGCCTGCTTACATAATTGGCATAAGTAGTGTCTAGCAATAAAGTGATATCCGCTTTATATTGAGCCTTCTCATTTTCAGTTAACTGGATTCTACGAGCTTCTGCTTCACGTTTTTTCTGTTCTTCCAGTTTTTTAGCTGCATATTTATTGCGAGCCTGCTGGAGCTTATAGGGAATAGTTGTTACCGATTTGATATCGATAGCTGATTCCAAAGATGTAAATGACTTGCTGACTGTGGCCAGAAGTTGTGTTAATGGTTTGCGACGCTTGTTCATGTTTTCGACTGTTATTTTCGTCTTCTCCAAATACTCTGAGACCGTCGCATCCAGTTCATCTGAGCTAATACCTCCTTCTGCTTCAATGGTGTCCAGAAGTGCTTGGCCGGTTTGATTGCATGCTGATACGGAAGCCTGATTGCGTTGCAAGGTGGCAGGAGCCGATTGCATGATCTGATTGAATTCTTCCACTTTGATAAGAGAATTGTTAGCTTGTGTATCCATTGTGATAAATTTTTAAATGATTGATTGAGTTTATTAAAATCCGGCATCTTCATCTTCTTGTGACATTTGGGCTGTTATACCTGATACGGGAACCGGTTCCTCTTGCGGTTGTTCTCCGAATCCTAGCAAAGAATTTTCCGATTTGGGCTGGAGAGCTTGCGGTTGCTGTCCGGTTTGATTGGTCTGGATAGCGGTTGTTTCCTCCACCCCGTAGTCGATATCTTGCGGATCTTCCTGTGTTTCGAATATTGTAAACTTTCCGGTTCGAACTTTGGGATATCCGTCAAATGCGTGTTTAATCAGTTTGCTTTCCAAAAATCCCGGATCAATACCGCCATCATTGGATGTATAGAGTGCATTTGCATTCCCTTCTTTGCGTTTGGTTTGCGGATTCCAGTGTAGGTTGTTCTTCAGGCTATATGCTTCTAAGCGTTTAATGTCGCCTTCCATCATCCAATGCCAGTCTACAGTTCCATCAGCCCGGACGATACGGATAAAACCACCGATTACCTTGTTGGATTTGCGAGGACATGCAGCCTTATAGGTAACAGTCTTTGCACCTTCAACTAAACCAGGGGAGAAAGTGTCACCTTCATAGCAGACAACTGGATTATCCACATACCTGATTTGGCCGGCACGCTGGCGCATAACCAGTTCCCCATAGCCAGTGATGGAAAGATAAGCACGCAGTTCGTAGATATCGTTACCATTGTTGTCCTTATAGCCGGTCTTCGTACTACGGGGAAGAATATAGCAATGGGGTCGTCCTGTGGGATCAAGAGACAGACCGTTTACGGCGATATCCAGGAAACAACCGTATAAGGACAACGGAGAACATCTTTGTAGTTCCGGTTTATCCTGTAATATCTTCCGAAAATTGAACTTTTCCTTTTCGTAGATCTGCGTTCCTTGATCGGTTCCCCAGATCGCATTGTACATAAGGATAAACTTTTGTTCTACTCGGTTATCATCCGCTATCATGAGCGGATTAAGCTGATTGAGTTCAGACACTTTGATTTGAATTTGATTTGACATAATGATTATGATTTTAGTTGATTAATAATTTTCATTTGTTTGTATTTTTGTTACCATTTATTCAAAAGGCAGTATGCCATACTTAAGAATCCTGCTATTGATATAATATGCAGGTAGTTACCTTTCAAAACGCCAATAAAACAGATCACAGCAAAGACTGCAAAAAGGACAGACGTTCCCACCCTCAGGAAATTCCCGAGTTTCAATAAGTCGATTTTCATCAAAATATGTTTTTGAAAATTTTGTTTGCCGGAAGTGCGTTGCCTAATATATCCATTGCACTAGCGTTCTCTAATTCAGAGCGTTTGAAGTAATACTTCCCGCGTTGAGAGTTTCCGGTCGGGTAGCCGATAATCCAGCGTTTAGCCCGCCATTCTTCGATCAATTTCTTTGAGTATTCCCGTTCAGCATCAGCGGCAGTCACTACTTCGGAAAGAAGGCCTAAGCCTTTCAGCGTCGCAATTGTGCCAATTTTTATGCCTGCGGTTACGATTTGTTCTATTGTTCTATCTTCCATTTTAAGCAATGCCGTTTACGATTAATACTTTGGGTTGTAGAGATTTCGAGTCGGATTTTATGTTGTAAACACCCGGTAACGCTTTACCTGGGACGCCTTGCTTAGTTATTGAATAGATTGATTTTACATGAATAATTTTTTGTCCCGAGCATAGATAATAAACTCAGGTAGTGAGTGTACGCCTGTTCGACGGAAAGCATTACGTTTATGCGTTTTTACGGTTTCTATGCTTATACATAGACGGTTTGCCACATCTTCATCAGTAGCACCTTCGTAGAGTAATTGCATTACTTCTCTTTCTCTATCGGAAAGATTGCTATTGAATTTAGGTTTACATATAACTCCTTCCCATCGGCATTCTCCGCGAAGAGGGCATTCTACTTCTTCGAAATTGAAGTTCCCGAATCGATCAATATCCATTGTGCTATCAAATTTGCCCCAATTACATTTAATGATTCTGGAAACCATTTTATACTCGTACAGAGGAATATTATATCTATACTTGATATATTCTTCTGAGGCTCCTTTTAATGAACCCGGGTAAAAATCAAAGATTTTATCAATCATTGCTGTAATGAAATCCCGATCATGTTCTGTAAGTTTTCTTGGGCCTGATGCATCATGAATCATTATTCCCCCCGTGGGAGTTTGATAAAATTCCATATCTGTTAGTTTGATCATGCTTCGACCTCCTTGTTTTGTGGAAAAAGATTATCAACTGAGGAGCTGAGTAATTCTGCTATTTTTTCTTTCTCGGCAGGACATGGTTTTGAGTAGCCATATATCCAACGTTTTGCAGTCATTAGGCTTTTCCCGCAGGCATTAGCTATGGCTAGCGCTAGTTCTTCACGTGGTTTGGAAATAACTACTACATGTTTTTTTGCAAAGGGAAGTGAGTTGTAATACTCCTTAAGCGGTAATTTTTTTACATTCGGAGTAAATTGTTTGTTTGTCTGATTGATTTTAGTCATATTTGTAATGTTTTAAATATTTCAATATTTATGAACTAAACCGGCAGCCTGTCTTAGGCCTGAGAAACGTAATGCAGAACTGCCGGTTCTTAAAAATAAAGCTTATGAAAACTTTAGAATATTATGTTGATTCGATTTCAGCATTGCTGAAAGAGGCTCAAGAAGAATGGGATAAACCTTTTCCTCCAAATTCCATCTATCTCCGTTCCGATGTTTTGAAGAGGATTGAAATGGATTTTTATCATTTGGTCTATGATTATGATCCACATCTCCCCCTGCTTGCTTATATGAAGCATTTCCCTTCAAAAGAGTATAGTATATACCCTGGAAATAAATCGGAAGATACATATAAGCAGCTATGCGATCTCATGTCTTACTTTCAGAGGTATCTTCGGGATCAGGAATAGGTGGATATCTGCCATGGTTGATATAGTAAAGAACTAACTCAGCATAGTTTTTTCCTCCATTGAGGCAGATCTTTGTCAGTTTCTTTCGGAGTTTCCGGTCTCCTTTCTTTGAAAGGAAATCATACAAATCCAAGGCTTCCTCATGCCTATTGGCTTTCATAAAACAGTAAAGCCGAAGGTCGCGTTCTTTTCGGACTTTTATAGGTTTGTACAGAAGGACAGCCAAGATGGCCATAGTGCTAAGAATGATGATAACTGTTGTCATAGCTTTAAAATATTAGTGTTGTTTATTCTGTATTCTTCCCTTAGTTTCCGGTAGTACTATCGGATCCTGCATATACTCAGCACACCAGATCATATCTTCGGTTTCTTCCCGCAGCTCTAGGTAATACTCGGTTGTATGAACATCCTCGCAGAACGATTCGTCGTTTTCATCCAGGGCAGAGATACGAATAATCTCGTCATACTTCCCCATTTCCTCCATACGGCCGAGAACGTCTGTGGCCGACCAGCGGGTACCGATGTCAATCGAGCA